TTTCCAATATCACCCAGAAGTTACTCACTCTCAACATGGTTTTGATATGCTTAAAAACTTTGTTTTTGGTATAGCAAAGGCTGAAAAAAATTGGTCAATGGAAAACTATATTGAAACTACTGTAAAACAAATAAAAGAAAGAGTTGGAAATAAACAAGTGATACTAGGTTTATCTGGTGGAGTAGACTCATCTGTTGCTGCTGCACTTATCAACAAAGCAATAGGTAAACAATTAACTTGTATTTTTGTTGATACTGGTTTACTTAGAAAAGATGAAGCTAAACAAGTTATGGAAGTTTATGCGAAGAACTTTGATATGAATACTAAATGTATAAATGCAGAAGAAAGATTTTTAACAAAACTTGCTGGTGTAACTGATCCTGAAACTAAGAGAAAAATTATAGGAAAAGAATTTGTTGAAGTATTCAATGAAGAAGCTAAAAAGATTGAAGGAGCTGAATTTTTAGCACAAGGTACAATTTATCCAGATGTTATTGAATCTGTTTCTGTTAAAGGTCCATCTGTTACTATAAAATCTCATCATAATGTTGGAGGTTTACCAGAAGATTTAAAATTTGAGTTACTTGAACCTTTAAGAGAATTATTTAAAGACGAAGTTAGAAAAGTAGGTAGAGAATTAGGTATCCCTGACTATATGGTAGATAGACATCCATTCCCAGGACCTGGTTTAGGAATTAGAATTTTAGGCGAAGTCACTAAGGAAAAAGCTGATATTTTAAGAGAAGCTGATGCAATATTTATAGAAGAATTAAGAAAGGCTGATTTATATAATAAAGTTA